GGCGCAGCTCAACCGTTTCGTTTATGTCCTATGGGACGACAACGCGGTCCTTACGACGGCGGACGACGAAACGAGCGGCCTCGCGCGCATTATTGCGGCGGGCTACGCCGCGACGTGCGGCATCTACGACCCTATCGACGGGGCGTATAAAGCCGCCGCCGCCATGGGGGTTTTCGCCTCGATCGATTTCACCCGCGCCAAGGGCCGCGTCAATCTGGCGCTTCGCGCCCAAGCGGGCCTGTCGGCAGGCGTGACCAATGAGGTTATTGCCGAGCAGCTTATCGCCAACGGGTGCAACTTTTACGGGGCATACGCCACGGCGGCCCAAGGGTTTGTATTCTTCTACCCGGGCGTCGTCACGGGGGCGTTCACGTATGCGGATACGCTCGTGAACGAAATTTGGATGACGAACGCTTTCCAACTCGCGCTTATGGATTTGCTTACGAGCGTAACCAATATCCCGTACAATGACCCCGGCAACGCCCTGATCCGCGCCGCGCTGCAAGGCCCGATCGACGCGGCGGTATCTTTTGGGGCCATCCAGCCCGGCGTTACGCTATCGCCCTTGCAGCAGGCGGAAATCAACAATGCCGCCGGGGCCGACGTGGCGGACACCATCACGCTTCGCGGCTGGTATCTGCAAGTCGCTTCGCCCGCCCCGGAAGTCCGTGCGGCTCGCGGCTCGCCCATTATCAATTTCTGGTATGCGGACGGTGGCAGCGTCCAGCGTATCGCCCTCAATTCAGCAGAGGTGCAGTAAATGGCCAAGTCCCTAACGTCCGCGAATTGCGTCATTATGCTGTCGGTCGCGGGCCTATTCCCCGTGCCTCAACAGCTCCAAGGCTTCGCCGCCGAGGACATTTTTGACGCCGACGCCGTGGACAATGCCGAAACGGTAATGGGCGTTGACGGTAAAATGTCGGCCGGGTGGATACCCAACATTATCAAGCTTGGCATTACCTTGCAGGCGGATAGTGACAGTATCGCGTTTTTCGAACGGTGGTATGCCGCCGAGCAGAGCGTCCGCGAGAAGTATTTCGCGACGGGGTCTATTTACCTTCGCGCGGTCGAGCGGGAATTCATCCTTACGCGCGGAGCCTTGCGCAATTACGCTCCGCTCCCGAACGGGAAGAAAATTCTCCAACCCCGCAAGTTTACGATTGACTGGGAAGCTATGTCGCAGGGGGCTATCTAGGTCATGGCCCGCGCGTCGAAGCTGGTCACGATTGACGCGGCCAACCGCGATCGCGGGAAGGTGTTTCTGGTTACGGAAATGCCCCCGCGCCAGTCGGAGAAGTGGGCAACGCGCGCCTTGCTGGCCGTCTCCCGCTCTAACTCCAGCCTCGGCGCGGAAGCGGGTGAGCTCGCGGATAGCGGCATGGCGGGATTGGCTGCCATCGGCTTTCGCGCCCTCTCCAGCTTGGAATTCGAGGACGCCGAGCCGCTGCTAGACGAAATGCTTTCCTGCGTTTCTTTCGTGCCGGACCCCTCCAAAATCGACCAGTTGACGCAGCGGCCTCTTTGCTTCCCCGTCGCTCCGGATGATATCGAGGAAGTCTCGACATTACTTGCCTTGCGGAGCGAGGTGATCGAAATCCACACGGGTTTTTCGCCCGCCGCCTTCCTCTCGACCTTGGGGGAGACGGCCAGACAGAAGTTGAATTCGAGCGATACCCCAACGTCGCCTACTCCGTCGGAACCGTCGTAAGCGCGGGACTGGCGACGCTGCACGAGGTGGATACGGTCCTAGGGCTCGAGGATATCTACGACTTGCTGGAAATTCTGGCGGTCGACACCGAAAACAAAAGGCGAGCCCATGCCGACCGTGATTGACAGCCTTTACGTTCTGCTAGGGCTGGACCCTAGCGAGTTCGAGAAGGGCCGCAAACAGGCATCGGAAGGCCTCAAGAAAACTCGCGCGGAGACGGAAAAAACCGGCGAGACTATGGGGGACTTCGGCAAGAAAGCCGGAAACGCGATGGCGGGCCTCCGTAACGAGGCCCTCGGGCTATTCCTCGCGTTTCAGGGCGCGAGCTCCGTAAAAGATTTCGTCGGCAACATGATTACGGGTGATGCCGCCACGGGCCGTCTCGCCAAGAACCTAGGCGTGACAACGCAAGAGTTGTCCGCCTACGGGCTCGCGGTTAAGAGCGTGGGTGGCGACGCCAAAGAGGTAGAGGCCGCCTTCGGAATGCTGGCCTCCGCGCGGGAGAGCCTCACTCTCACGGGCAACACGGGCCACGACCGCGAATTTATGTTGCTCGGGTTCTCCGGGCGCGACCTCGACAATACGACAGCGGCGTTCGCCAAGCTGGCCGAGGCGGCGCAGCGTATGCCCCGGACGCAGTTCTACAATCTCGCTAAGCAAATGGGCCTATCGGAAGGCGTGATTAACCTCCTCCAAATTGGGCCCGTTAAAATGGCGGCGTTGGTCGAGGCGCGTAAGGCAGACGCAGCCGCAACCGACGACCAGAGCCGGGCGAGCGCCGAGTTGGAGGCGCATTGGGCAGACCTTTCCGCCAAATTGACGAAAGAGGTGCGGCCCGGGATTTACGATTTCGTCACGGGTTTGAGTTTTGTCGTCGATAAATTCGTCGAAATCCGAGAGAAGGGGACGACGGGTAGTAAAACCCTCGACGACTTCGGGCTGGCCGCTAAGAGCGCCCTTAACCCCGTAGGGACGCTCGTCGACCTCGTCGGCAAACTGGGCTTCTCCATGGCTGACCTCGGGGCCATATACGAGCGCATGGTTATCAATACCCACGGGTGGATAGGCGGGGACGGGGAGTACTCTCGGATAATGCGGAAGGGGGTCGCCTATGGCCCCAACGGGGCGGTTGTGGCGGGCGGCGCGCACGTAATGCACGGCGCGGAAGCCGAAGCCTTCGCCGCCAATGTTCGCGCGGGAGGGAACGGGACAGCCCCCGGCGCGGCTTTGAAGGGCGGGGGCGCGGGCTTCGGAGGGAACGCGGGCAATAGCCGATGGATACAGGAGACCTTGCGGGGGTCCGGCTTCACCGCCGAACAAGCGCGGGGTATCGCAGCGGGCATCGCGGCGGAGGGAGGCTCGCTAGGGCGCGCCGCCAATGGCGCTTTCGGTATCGGCCAATGGCTCGGCCCGAGAGCTCGGGCGCTCCATGCCAAATACGGTGCGGCCCCGACCAAAGAGCAACAAATGGCCTTTCTTATCTACGAGCTTAAGGGGGGCGACGCGGGCGGGGCAAGTGTTATGCGCAGCCGATCGGCCCAAGAAACCCTATCTAACTATATCGGCGAGACGCGGGCCAACGGCACGGGGTGGGGTTTTATGCGCCCCCGGTATGGCGCAGAACGCGTGAACGATATGCGCCGGGGCATGGCGCAACTAGGCCAGCGGTACGCGGGCGACGGCGGGGGTAGCCGGGGGGCGTCGACGACCATCGGGACTATTGTGGTCAATACCCGGGCGACCGACGGCGAGGGCATCGCGCGGGACTTGCCGCCCGCTATCCGGCGGCGTAGCATGACGGCCCAAGCCGCCACGGGGCTAGAGTAATGGCCGACCCTAAGTACCCCAACGTACCCCTCGCCCCCGGCGTCCCGCCAGTATTCCGTCGAGCCGACGCCCCGGGCGTATCCGCCACGGGGCGAGCGCTGCAAAGTGACGCCCCGGGCGTATCCGCCACCAGCCGGACGAAGTGGGGGCTTTATACGGCGGACGGCGCGCTGGCGCTCGAGGTGGATAGCGTCGTATCAGTCGAGCCTCATCGCGAGAGCCGCCTATCGGATTACCCCACCGAACAGGGGGGTTTCCAGTCATATAACAAAGTACAAACCCCCGCCGAGACACGCCTAACCGTGACCAAAGGGGGCCGCGACGCGGACCGGCAAGCGTTTCTCGCCAAACTGGACGGCATGGTCACGGGGCTTGACCTGTTCGCCGTCGTCATGCCCGACGGGACGCTACCGAACCGCTCGGTCGTCCGGTATGACTATGCGCGCCACCAAGATAGGGGGGCCACCCTCCTGACTGTCGAGATTGGCCTTACCCAAGTGAGGCAAACGGCCTCGTCGGCCTTCGCCGATAGCAAAGCGGCCTCGGGCACTGGCGCGGCCCAAGGTGGCCCGGTGCAGGCGCAGCCCGCCACGGTGACCCAAACCCCCCTTCCCGCCCCGCCTTCGGCGAACCCCGCCGTGCAAGCGATACCGGCGATCACGGCGGATATGTCCCAACCCCAACGCGCGGCCACCGTGACGCGGCTCATAGAGGCGGGGGCGACCACCGGCGACCTCGTGACGAAAGGTGCATCGTTTCTCGCGATACCGACGACGGCCCGGCCCTCTCAAATTATGACGACGCAACTAGGCGGGCAGTCCGTCCGGCTCGCCATATCCCAAAAGGCGGGCGGGCTCTTTACGGACGTCTATGTCAATGACGTTCTTAAACTCGGGGGCGCGCGTGTCGAGAACGACAATCCGCTGCTACGGTCCGGGTACCTAGGCTTCATGGGCGACCTCATATTTCACGATACGCAGGGCGGCTTGACCCGCCCAAATTTCGAGGACTTGGGGAGCCGTCTCGTTCTGCTTTACGCGGGGGCCTAGGTGTCGCTCACCAACCGTCATATTCGGCTCACTTTTCAGCTCGGCGAGGGGGACTTCGGCGAAGCGGGGGACGGGGATACCTTCACCGTCGAGGGGCTGCGTTGCTCGGCGACCATCGTCAAAAGCGGCGCCATAATGGCCGAGCTCACGTTGCGCGTCATGGGTATGCCCCTCGACGTGATGAATAAACTCACAATCCTGGGCTCGCCGCTCATTGACGGACGTAACAATCTGGTCACGGTTGAGGCGGGGACCGACCTTGCAGGCCTATCGGTCGTTTACCGAGGTATAATCCGCGAGGCGTGGGTTGACGCCCGCAACATGCCGCAAGTCGGCTTTATAGTTACCGCCTCAACCGGCCTCCTGTCGGCCCTAAAGCCCGTCCCGCCGACCAGCTACAAGGGGTCTATAGGCGTCGAGCTGGCCATGGCGGGTCTAGCCGAGCAGCTCGGCTTGCGGTTCGAGAATTCCGGGGTCGGGGGTGTCGTTAACGACCCGTACCTCGCGGGAACCCTCCGCGACCAAGTCCGCGACCTCGCGGCGCATATCCCCTGCAATTGGGCGATCGAGGACGACACGCTCGCTATCTGGCCGACGGGCGGCGCGCGGCAAGGGGAGGTGCCCCTGATTGCCCCCGACACGGGCATGGTGGGGTACCCCCTCCGAACGCAAGACGGCTTCTCGGTCCAGACCATGTTCAACCCGTCGGTGGCCTACGGCGGGCCTATCCGGGTCGAGAGTGACATAACCCAAGCCAACGGGTACTGGACGGTATATAGCCTCACACACGACCTTGAGGCGGAGACGCCTGGGGGCAAGTGGTTCACGACGGTGGATTGCCACCTATTCGGGAGGGAAACGTAATGGCCGACAACGCTTTCGCCTCGAGCCAGACCTACGCGGACGGCGGGAACGACTACGCGCAACTCGAATTCGTCATAAAGTCAATTCTTAGCCGCAGCGCGACGGCAACGCTGGTCCTCGTCAAAAGCGTGACCAATGCGGGCGAGGTCGCCCCGGTCGGCTTCATCGACGTGCAGCCTATGGTTGCGCAGCTTGACGGCAAGGGCCAACCAACCCCTCACGGCATCATTCATAACGTCCCCTACCTCCGGCTCCAAGGGGGGCAAAATGCGGTCATATTAGACCCCGTCGTGGGGGATATTGGCATCGCCATTTTCGGCTCGCATGACCTCTCGAGCGTCAAGAGCAATAAAGCCCCGAGCAACCCCGGCTCCCGGCGGCGGTTCTCCATGGCCGACGCCCTGTA